TCAGGATCCAATATATCTTGGGTAAGGTCATAAGACTCCATTCTATCAGAGAAGGTCTCTAAATCAAAGTCAAATACGTCTAAAATTAGTGATCTGATTGTTTGTGGGTTATAAATTGATGTAGTCACAACTTTAATATCAACCTCATCATCTACTTTAGGTAAGAAATGAATACACATACTTTCTGAACCTATTGTTGATGAAATTTGGTTAAGTATATAATGTGAGTAGTAAACCATAGATCTACCTGTACGTAAACTATAACCATATGGAAACTCAGAACTAATTGAAATTTCATCAAATGATTTATTATCCTCAACAAATACATTTTTATTTGTATCAACCCAACCTGTTTCAATTGGTAATATATCAACACCGTATTTGATTATATTGATAACGTTAAAATGTTCTAAACCTAATGATTTAAGAATCTCCTTATAGGTTTCATTGAATTCATTTTTTAACTCATCAATGTTAAGTTCTGTTTCGCTTGTGGTTTGACCATTAAGAACCATGAATACATCACAATCTGTGATTTGTATGATTGATTTTTCTTTTGGGTCAATTTTGGAAACGATGAAATCGGCAAATAAATTTACTATGCCTCGTCTTGAATTTTTATTGATTAATCTCATATCTTTTTTTGTAATGAATATGAGTTTTAAATGAATATATAAATAGTTTAGTTAAATATAGTCTCCGAATATATCATTTATATCTTTGGTAACTAAACCGTAATCTGGATAATCAGGTATTCTAAAGTCTAACCAATCGTATTCACCATCATCCATTAGTCGTTTCATCATACTTGTATAACTACCATCGTAATCTAATTTATCTTCATTATATTCACTACCCAAACGATTGGAAAGAAATTTTTCCACATTACCTTGTAAGTCACGTATTTTAACATATTGTAACCATTTAGTTGTTTCACCTATTTTGGTTTGTTCTTCAATTACTCTACCAACAAAGTGTATATCCAACTCTGACCAAATTAAACCATATATTTCATTTTGGTATGCCGAATTATATGCATTACTATGAATACTGTATAATTCACTTTTTATTTCATTTAAATCATCATCTAGAAGTTGTTTCATTGCTTCTTCATTCTTAATCAATTCATCTAAATCGGTTTCTTTGATTATGAAATAACCTTCAGTTCCTTGTTCTTCAGATAAACCTTCAAAAAACTCTGAGTCATATTTTTCTAATGAAAACTCAACATTACCAATTTCTCTGAATATATTATTTCTTAATTTTATAACATTTTCAACATCTAATTCTTCAATTACATCCTCATAAACATTATGGGTTGAATCGTAAAAATCTTCCCAGTAATCCTCACCTAATACACTTTCTGCTACGTTTTTTGCCGTAGTATCACGACCACTATCATCAAATAGTTCGGCAAGTTCTTTACTGTCTCTTAATCGTAGGTAATACCCATCCGATCTTCTTTCAACATCCCGTAGAATTTTTTCAGTTAGCCATTCCAACCAAACTTCAGGATCCTGTTGTATTTTATATAAGAGAAAATCATTCTCAAGAAGTTCTGGTATAGATCTATAGTCAAAGTTATCTAAAATTTTTGTTTTAACTAAAAAGTTAAATGAAGGTACGTTATTATAAGGTATGTTGGACAAATCTAATTCATCAATTAAATCTTTTCTAAGTATAAAACTCAAAAATACTTCAATCTTATTATTGAATATTTTGGATATATCATCCCAATTATTATTATTAAATTCTTCAATTAGTTCTTCAATATCATTCATAACTTATAAATAGTTATATATGTTCTCCAAATACTTCGTTTATGTATTTTCTTGTGATATCCCAATCTGGATAATCAGGAGTTTTAAAATCTATACAATCATAATCTTGGTTGTAGATTAGGTGTTTCATTAAAGTTGTATAACCACCAAAATAATCTAATTGTGAATCTGAATATGTTCCACCTTTATTGTTTTCTAAAAATAAACTAATGTTTCCAACAAAATCCCTAATTTTAATATAACTTAAGTATTGGGGTTTTCCACCAACATTAGATATAACTTCATCAATTTTTCCTTCAAAGTATTCATCTAAACCATCATATACTAATTCATATATTTCATCTTCATATGCGGTATTATAAGCGTCCCAATAAATATTTCCTAATTCTTGACCTAACTCACTTAAATCTTGTTTACATAGTTCATCTATTGCGTCGGAATCTTTAATTAATTCATTTAAGTCTTCAGCTTGAATTTTAAAATAACCTTCAGTTCCTTGTTCTTCAGATAAACTTTCAAAAAAATCAGAGCTATAATCCTCTAAAGATAATTCAACATTACCAATTTCTTTAAAAATGGCATCTTTTAAATGAATGGTATTTTTTTCATCTAAATCGTCAATAACATCAGATGGTTTTACACCATCAGTATCAAAATACCAATCATTTAAACCATCTTCGCTAAATATTTTTTTTGCAACATCTGCAGCAGAAACATCACCACGGGATGAACGGCAGAAAAAAGAAACCAAATCATCTCTATCATTACCTAAATATAGATATAACCCATCAGGTCTAATTTTAACATCAGTAATAAGGTTTCTTGTTATATAATTAATGGTTTCATCGTAGTTATGTTCTAAACCATATAGTAGATAATTGTTTATAAACGATTCAGGAACATCATCGTAGCTTAAATTAGATATTATATCATTTTCAGCCAAATAATCAAACACTTCATTACTATATTCATCGGAAGGAATGTTACTTATATCTATTTTATGTAATAAATTTTTTCCTTTTATAAACCTAAAAAAAGTTAAAATTTTACGATTAAAAATAGAAGATATTTCACCCCAATTATCATTATTAAATTTTTCTATTAAGGCCTCAATATCATTCATAACTTATAAATATAAAAAAAGGTGGAAAGTACTTCCCACCTAAACTTTTTAACCAATCACCACCGATTACTTTTTGTTGTAATACTTCTCAACAATTTTCTTTACCGACTCTTGAACCGTAGAATGATTCGTTGCTGGTTGTTTAGGAGCTTGTTGAGGCACTTGTGCATTTTGTTGATTCGCTTTATTTTTACATCCGCATCCCATAATATTTGTTTTAATAGGTTTATTTAATTATAAATATCTGATATTATACATATTTTGTAAACCATTAAATATTTATTGTAATATGAAAAAAGTAATTAGAATTAATGAGGGTGATTTAATTGACATGATTAAGAATATTATTATTGAACAAGATGATAATGTTGAGTATGAAGATTTCACTCCACAAGAATATATAGATTTACTAAAGTCTGTTAATTATAAAGCGCAAGCGATTCCTAAATTTCCTGATTTCAGAGGTAAAAAAATAAGAGTTAATGGTAATCTAAACTTAATTGGTTTAAAGCAAATAACTAATTTGGGTGAGTTAATTGTGACTGGTGATTTAAATGTTCGTTCCACAGGTATTGTAAATTTTGAGGGTGTAACAGTTGGTGGTAATTTAAGTCATTGGGAAACACCATATCAAAAAGAACTTGATAGAAGAAAAGAAATGGCTTTAAGGGCTGAAGCCAGACAAAGAAGAGAAGATGGTGAATGGGATCTAAATAATTCTAATATTGATAAAGAAGGTTTAATGGCAAACGCAGTTTTTGACTATATGGTTGAAGAAGGTGATATTGGATATTTAGATGGACCAGAACGTGAAGAATTACAAGATTTAGAAAGAAGAATGGAAGAACTTGAGGAAAGAATAGATAACGAGGAAGATTCTGAAATTGTTGATGAATTGGAAAATGAACAAAATGATTTGCAATCCGAGATTGATGAACTTAAGGATAAAGATAATGATGTATACGATTTAATGCCTGAGAGTTCCCATTATGACTTAGATACATTTAGGTCAATACATAATGATGCTAGTGGTTATGTTTATGCGGTTGGAACTGAAATGAAGGCGGATAGTTCTCTTGAAGATTATTATGATGAAATGGTAAATGATTTAAGTAATTTTGGTAAAAATACTTTATCTAACCATATTGATGGTGACGCAGTTGCCGAATATTATGAAGACATGATTCGTGAATGGGTTATAGACGATCCTGAAAATTATGATGTTAGTAGGGAAACTAGTGGTAGTCAAGATAACAAAATTAAAAAATTACAAAACCAAAAAAAGTCCCTTGAAATAGAAACGTATTTGATTTCAAGTGGAGCTAGATCTCCTCTTATAGAGGAAGATGTTGAAAGTTTTAAGTACTTTAAATTTAATGATTACATGAATAACATTTTAGTTGTTGAATGGTCTGAAAATAAATGGCAAATTTACCAAAATGGTAAAAAAGTTGAGTCAGTAACTTATGAAGACGAAGATGAGGATGGTGAACATGAGTCGGATAATGAATCAAGGGTTGAAGAAATTGAAAATGAAATAGAAGATATAGACGAAGAAATACAAGATATAAAAAATAATCCAGATGGTGACTTAAATGAGAGTGAAATTGAGGAAGCTGTTGAGGATAAGTTAGGTGAAATTAAAGATGACCCATTGGGTTGGATAGATGAAATGGGTGATGACTATAGTAATTTTGTAGATACAAAAAGTTTAATACGTGAGTTAGTTGATGAGAATGATTATGGTGTAATAAGTAGTTACAACAATGAATATGGCACCGTTTCAGTCAATGATTCAACTTTTGTTGTAATGAGAATTGACTAATACCTTTACAGAATACAATTATATTATTATGTTTATGGGTAATGGCAAGAAATAAAAAAATAGAATTTGTAATGGACACCGATTGGATGTTTGAAAAGCCAATTGATAGGGAACATAAGGAATATAAGTTACTATCATATTTCCAACGCATGGGTGAAAAGTTAGATAACATGGAACTTTATCCTGGATTTATAGAATTATCATTACATTTAGCGAACATACAAACACTTATCAGGGATAAGAAAATCATATACACAAACAAGAAATTTAATTCAGTTGATGATGAACTTTTAGTAAAAGATCTTAAAATTAAAAGTGTTCCTGAGATGTCAAATGATGAGTATGAAGAATTCATAAAGATTTTACAATACACCGCACCAAGAATGACGGAATACTTCAATATTGCAAAATCTATATGGACATTAGTTTATGATAGTATTGAGACAAAATACAGGAAAAATAAAAAAGAAATTTTATCTAACAAAGGTTTCTTCTTCCATTTGGATAAGAGAGACAACAAGTATTATGTTTGGGAGTATGAAGTATCTCCGGCAGCAAAAAAATCACCAGAAAATAAGACAAATGTTAAATTAATTTATTGTGATGATAAAAACAAATTGACAATACCAAAGATAATAAATACATTTTCTGAGACTAAAAACAAAACAAAGTTACCAGTGTTAGAAATGATTAGTAAAGGTGATTTCCCAATTGAAGAAACATTATTACCATTATTTAAAAGAAAAACAATAATGTTAATTAATCAGTCTAAAAATTACAATATCAAACAAGAGGACAAGAAAAAAGAATTTTTAGAAGATTAAAAATGGGTTTTAACAAAAGATTTTTAAAGAAAGAAAACATCCTTAATCACCTTACAGATATTATGAATTATTTAGATGCCGACGCAGTGTTGTGTACGGATGAATTTTCACGTAATGTCTACACGATGTTTAATGAAGGAAAAAATGAGGAAGAAATAATAAATTATATAAATAAAAACAAATGAAAGCTAGGTTAGAATATGTATGGATTGATGGGTATACACCTGAACCAAATCTTAGAAGTAAGATTAAAATTGTGGACTATGAAGAAATTAAAAACTGTTTAGTTCTAAATAATTTCCCCGAATGGAACTTTGATGGATCATCAACATTACAAGCGGAAGGTAATAGTTCTGATTGTATTTTAATACCTGTTAGACATTATTTTTGTGATAATACAAACACAATTTACGTGTTGTGTGAAGTAATGAACTCTGATGGTACACCACACGAAACTAATACAAGATCAAAACTAATTGGAGATCATGGCGGTATATTTAAGAAAAAAGAAGAATCAAAAATACAAAAAGATTTGTGGTTTGGGTTTGAACAAGAATATTTTATCTATGATAGAAAAAACAAATGTATTTTAGGTCACGATGAAAACAACTTGGAACCACAAGGTAAATATTATTGTGGTGTTGGTAAATATGTTGCAGGAAGAGATTTTGTTGAGGAACATATGGATATGTGTTTAAAATACGGAATTGATATTACAGGAATCAACGCTGAGGTTGCATTAGGTCAATGGGAATACCAAGTATTTTCAAAAGGTAAATTAAAAGCAGGTGATGATTTGTGGATGACCAGATACTTTTTATATAAAATCTCTGAAAAATATAATTATGGGATTGATCTACATCCAAAACCAATTCAAAAAGGGGAATGGAACGGATCAGGACTTCATACAAATTTCTCAACAGATAAAATGAGAAATGATGGTAATGAAAAATATTTTATGTCATTATTTAACGCATTTGAGGTAAGACATGAATCTCATATTAAAGCTTATGGGTCGGATAACAATCTTCGTTTAACTGGTAAATTTGAAACACAATCAATTGATAAATTTAGTTGGGGTGTTTCAGATCGTGGAGCATCAATTAGAGTTCCAAGAGATACCGCAAAAAATTGGAAAGGTTATGTTGAGGATAGAAGACCTGGTTCAAATGCTGACCCATATAAAATTATTAAAGAAATTGACATATCTTTAAATACTACCGATCAAATCTACGATGTTAAAATAATGATTAGTAAGGATGTTGATATGGAAGGTCTTAATGAGAAATATGGGACAATTTCAAATGATGAATTATTAAAAGAATATAGAGAAGAATAATGGAAAAGAATAATGGAAAAAGAATGTGTATGTGGAGCTAACGTATTTTGTGAGTGTCCACCGATAAAAATAGAACAAGTTAATCACCCTAACCATTATGGGGGAGAATCAAATCCATATGAGGTTATTAAGGTAATTGATAATTGGGAATTAGGATTCTCATTGGGTAATACAGTTAAGTATATATCAAGAGCCGGTAAGAAAGAATCAGACAAAGAGTTACAGGACCTTAAGAAGGCATTATGGTACTTGCAACATCATATAGAAACATTAGAGAAAAAATGAAAATAGTAGTAACAGGAGGAGCGGGGTTTATAGGATCCGCATTTATAAATCACATATTAGATAACTTTGAATGTGATGTTCTTTGTGTTGATAAACTAACATACGCTGGTTGTAGATTTAATATTAAACACAATGTTTCTTTATTACAAAAAGACATTTGTGATGTAACGGAAGATGAACTTGGTGATTTTGATTACATTGTCCACTTTGCGGCTGAGTCTCACGTTGATAATTCAATTAAAAATGGATTACCATTTGTTAGAACTAATGTTGAAGGAACATTTAATTTATTGGAGATATCAAGAAAAAATAAGAACCTTAAAAAATTCATACACATTTCAACTGATGAGGTATATGGTGATATGGATGAACATTTTTCAATTAATCATACGGCAACTGAAGATGATAGTTTAAAGTCTAGTTCATATTATTCCGCAACTAAAGCGGCATCTGATATGTTAGTTTTATCTGCTAATAGAACTTATGGTTTACCATATATCATCACAAGAACTTGTAATAATTTTGGTGAACATCAGTTTGAGGAAAAATTCTTACCAACAATTGCAAGATCTATCAGTGAAGGTAAACCAATTCCAGTTTATGGTGATGGGGAACAAGTTAGAGAATGGATGTATGTTTATGATAATGTAAAAGTTATTTGTGATTTAATGTTTGACGATAAAATTGTAAATACCACTTATAATATTGGAACAACTTTCAGAGTGACAAATTTGGACATTATTAAAAATATTTCTTATATTTTAAACAAAGAGGTTGATATTAAACACGTTGAAGACAGATTAGGTCACGATAGGAAATATGGTCTTAATTGTACAAAACTAAGAGAATATTATATAACTAAAAATGGTGAGGTTCCTAAGTTTTTAAATTTGTTTGATTACTTAGATAGACAATATGGAAATTAAAAATAAAAAGGGATTAAAAAAAGAGATTAACATATTAGGTGCGATCACAACTCCAGGTGAGTTAATCCGTGAAACACTTATTAATTTTATGTGGGGATTTCTTGGAAATTCAATTGTGGTTTTTGTGGCAAAAGAACTGGACTTTTTGGTCTTAATCAACTACATTGCTTATTATATATTAATTTCTTATATTGTTAATAGGAAGAAATATGAAACTATGTTGGGTAAGTTTATTGTTTTACCTGGTTCGGCCGCAATAGGTGCCTTTACAGGATATAAACTAGCTCAAGCAATAACAAGTATAATTTAAATAAATAAAATAATGATAGAAACAGGAAAAATTATAAGTGGGGATTGTATTGAAGTAATGAAAACATTACCTGAAGGATCTGTGGACTTAATTTGTACATCGCCTCCTTATGGTGTTGGTATTGTTTATGATGTACACGACGATGATGTTGAATTTGATGAGTATTTAGTATTTGCTAAGAACTGGTTAACTGAAGCATATAACGTATTAAAGGATGATGGAAGAATTGCCTTGAATATTCCCTATGAAATCAATCGTCAAAAGAAAGGTGGTCGTATTTTCTTTGTTTCTGAGATGTATCAGTTAATGAAACAAATTGGGTTTGGGTTCTTTGGTATTGTTGATCTTGAAGAACAATCACCACATAGATCTAAGACAACGGCATGGGGTTCTTGGATGAGTCCATCAAGTCCGTATATTTATAATCCAAAGGAGTGTGTAATATTGGCATACAAAAAACACCACATTAAAAAGGTTAAAGGAGAACCTCAGTGGAAAGGGACACCTACTGACATTGAACAGGAAGACGGGTCATTAAAGAAAAAAATTGTATATGAGGAGAAGGATAAGAAAGAGTTTATGGAACTTGTTTTTGGTCAGTGGAATTACTTTGCAGATACTAAATCACTCACCAAGGCAACTTTCTCAATGGACATACCAACAAAGGCGATTAAGATATTGTCCTACAAAAACGATGTAGTTCTTGACCCATTTGCGGGTTCAGGTACTAGTTTGGTGGCGGCAGAGATGTTAGATAGAAGATGGTTAGGTATAGAATTAAGTGAAAATTATACTAAAGTTGCTGAAACAAGAATTAATTATTTCAAGGCTTTAAAACAAATACAAGAAATCCCATTTAATTAAATGGGATTTTTTATTTTTACATAGTATTTATAACAAATTATTTATTATGGAAGATGATTATGAATGGGGAGATCACACCATCTCTGAGTTTTAATTTATTATTTACAAACTTTTTTTTGTTAAAAACTATTTATAACTATGAAGAAAAAGTTAATCACAGAATCGGGAATAAGAAACATAAAAGAATTATCTAAAAGATACCCTGAGGCTAAGATATATTTTCACCAAGATTTAGATGGTGTGACCACTGCTTTAGGTATGAAAAGCTACTTAGAACAAAATGGAATCAAAGTTGTTGACTCTGAGATTATTCAATATGGTGATAAGGAATTTGCAATTAAAAAATTGGATGCCGAAGGTGACGTTATGCCGGTGTTAGTTGACTTTGCTCACGGTAAACCAATGTTTATTATACATACGGACCACCACGACACACAAGCGGGGGTTGAACAAGGTACCTCAACTAATTTTAAATCGTCAAGATCAAATGTTGAGACAATATCTCAAACAGTATCTCCAAGAGATATTTTCCCATCTGACGATATCACTTTAATATCTACGGTTGACTCAGCAAATTATGCTCAACATGATATTAGTCCTGAACAAGTAATGAACTATTTGTTTAAGGTAGATAAAGATCAAACACTACAAAAAAACAAAATGATAATGGGTATGGTTGCTAATAAATTATTATTGGCATTCAAAAACAAACCAGGGTTCTTGGAAAATATTGTAATGAATGCGAACCCATCATTATTAAGTATATTGTTAAACATCAGATCCCAAATAAAAGAAAAAAGTTATGCTGATGTTGGAGATTTAGAAAAAAACAAAGAGAGTTACGTTCAAACAATGAAAACTCACAAGAATGTTAAAGTTGATGATAAAATTATAGTTCAGTATGGTGGAGGTAGTATGATGAAACCAGGATCATATGATAGATACACACCATTCAGAAATAATCCTGATGCTGACTTCTTGGTGATTGCTTGGCCCTTAGGGTTGGTACAAGCGTCTTGTAATCCATTTAAGAAAGAAAGAGCACTTAAAGGTGTAAACTTAGGTGAGATCAAAGATAATGTCTTAAACAAGTGGAAATCACAATTACAAGATAAGGATATTCCTTTATCTACAATAAAATGGATATCAGAATCAGGAAAAGGTTTTGGTGAACAATCAGTTGGTTTTACATTCAGAGATTTTAACGCCTTATATGGTAAAGAATTTAAACAAATGGCCGATGGGGAAGATATACTTGGTGATGTTGAAGTGGCAATGAAAAAACCATTCAGTAATTTAACAGATAAAGAAATGAGAATGTTAGATTCTATTAGTGTAAACGCTTGGGATTTAATTCAATCTAATAGTGGGGGACATAAATGTATTACTAACATTTCTGGTTTAAGTTATTTAGGTAGATCTAAAAGACCACCTAAAGATAAATACAAATATAATGAAGAGTCAGATGATACACCTTATATTAAATTTACCAAGATGGTACAGAATGAATTTGTTAGAGTTTTGAAAGAAAAAATTAATAATGATAGTGGTAATAGATATGAACCAAATTTTGAAGTTGAAATGACGGAACACGCAAGGTCATTAGGAAATGCTAGAAAACAAGGTCAAGGATTAAGATTTTCAAGGTCGGCAGTAAAATCAAATCAAATGAGATTCAGACCAAATAATAGATAATATTATTATGGTGG